GTTATAGTAGCACAACCAACCAAAAGAAAATTAAGAGCCAATACGCTTACGAAGTTTTTCAATGTCTTTTTCCTTAACAGATTTTTCTATATCACTTTGATGATCAACTTCTTTTTGTGCCTGATGGCGCTCTTTCATTTCTTTTGTGTTTTTAGCGCCAAATACATTATTGATAGCTTCAAATATTCCACCAACAAGTCTAACAACTGCGCCAATAAATTCTGTCATTTTATTCTACGTATTGTTCGGTTGCGTCTTTGCATCCTGCTGATATAGCATTTAAAACTTTTACAGCAAGTGCAGCGTTTCCATCTAATTTAGCAAATTGTGCAGCGTAGATATCTTTAACTGCTACAATATATTTTGCCCAATGAGTTTTTCCTGCTGGAAGATGATCTGATAGAGCTTTTTGTAATTGGTCTGGAGTTGGAGTTTGACCAACTGTTAGAGCTTGAACAACTGTTGCTATATTGTTAATCATTTTAGCTTTTTCAGCTCTATCTTCTGGCGAAAGAGCTTGTTCAAGAACAACTGTGCAAGCAAGAATAACTGCTGGTTTAATATAAGGCAATGCATTTTCTACAGCAGTAGTCCCCCCAAATTGATTATTGTTATCCGTATTTGTTGTAGCACAACCTGCTACCAATACGCCTATTAGGGTAATAGTAATTAGATTTAGTTTATTCATTTTTTATTTTTTCCATTCTTTTTTGGGGGCCAAATATTTTGCGGTAAATTATATCCTGCAGATTCATCAAGATCATTAGTTCTAATATGTAATCTTTTTGCAGCTTCTGTAGTCTGAGGTATGTTGCCTCCAGTTACGTGACTGTCTTTAACAGATAGAGCAAAGATCACTCCACTTACGACAGCTATTAATTTAGAAAAGCCCGCGACATATTCTTCTATCTTATCTGGTAAAAAGGCAATAATATTATTATCGCTATGTATCACAAACGCGGTTGTAACAGCTATCACGGTAACGATGCCCGAGGTAGAAGATCTCCAATTTGGGCCAAATAATTTTGATAGCATATATTTCATATTATGTTACACTTTATTATAAAAGAAAAATATAACAAATTCTAAGTTTTTTAAATTCATATTTTACTATGATACAATATACTTGCCAGGTAACTATCCACTTGATGTTCGTTTGAAATATTTAAAATATTATTTACCATATTATCATTTTTATCATAAGGTTTATTTACATATTCTCCAATTGAATTTATCCAATTTTCAGGGAGCTCATTTGATAAAATTATTTTAGAAATTTGATCAGCTATATTTTTTTGTTCTTGTGACATCTTTTTTAAATTATGTTTTTTTCTTAAAAAATCACATATTTCTTCATTTAATTTTTGAGCAGAAATTAAATTATTTTTAATTTTAGTCAAACTAAAATTTTCCGTCTTAGCTTTAGATTGGTCGCCTTCGCCAATTGGTTTTGTATTTTTCGTTTGTTGTTTAATACCCGATGTGCCGCTTGGTCTTCCTGCTTCTTGACTCTTTGCTCCACCTATTAATGGTTGATAAAGCCCTTTGTCTTTTAAAGTTTTAAATTTATTTTGAGATTCAGTAGACTCTTCGGGATCTGGTAATCTTCCTGTTTCAATAGCTCGTATACCTTCTTCTGGCGTTAAAATTCCTAATTCTATTAATCTACTATAAACTCTTGAATATTGTATATCATCTTTCAAATCAATATCTTCAAAATCTGGAATTGGAAAATTTTTAAAACCGAGATCTTTGCTAATTCTTCTAATTTCTGGAATTAAAAATTCGTTAATAAAAGCTTGTCTAGCTTGTTTAAGTCTTTCAATAAAGACTTGTACTTTAATGCTTTGATTTGCAAATTTTTCATTTCCAATTAAAATATTATTTAATCCAATTTGGATGTCTCTATCAACAACTTCGTATTTAGCTGGCCCAATAATATTACTAATATCTGGTATAACGAATTCCGCTTTAGTTGTATAATCTGCAATTAAAACTCTTCCAACGCTCTGATTTTCAAATAATTTTTGCATCGCCTCTAAATTTTTTTGATTAACTCCACCCTTTTCTGGTTCTGCACCCATCGTCACAAGAAGTATAGCTTGCTGCATGGTTCTCGTAATAGCCATATCCATTTTTTTCATTTCAATTTTCCAATTTATATCATCTAAAACAGAAAAACCCATGGGTATTGCGAATGGTTCATAATCTTGTTTCTTGTAAAAAACAGCGGCAAGCCTTTCTTTTTCTAAAGGAATAGTGAGAGCCCCAATTGTTTTTTGTTGAATCATTTTTTGAGTCTCTAAGGGAAGACTACGAAATACTTCTGCGTCTTCTTCTGTTTTGGGGCTTTTCAATCTTTCTAGTTCATAATCGCTCAATAGCTTATAATATCTTCCTACAGAAAAATTTATTCCGCCACCAATTTGTATATCGGCAGGGTTTAATATTATATATCTTGCAGGTAATTTTATGCTAGAAGCTTTAGCGGATAAACCAAAAGTTTGAGTAATTTTACTTACGTCTTCATTGTTAACTAGCGTATCAAATCTGTATAAAAAAACATTTCCGCTTCTATAATATTCTCGAAAAAATTTATCTTGTAAATCCCAAATGTTTATTTTTTTAAATAGTGCTTCAAAAAAATCTCTAGATTTTTGACTGCCTCCTCTAAAATATATTGAACTAGAAGAAAACTCTGTCATTAAATCTATCGTATTTCTAAAAATAGCAAAATTATAGTAAGCCTTTTGACATAAAATAACAGCATCTCTTATATCCATATTAGATGAATTTTTAATTCCAGATGAATATTTGAAAGGAACAAGACCATCTTCTATATTCTTATATCTGTCAGTCCTATTGATTGTACTAGATACATTTCTTCTAGAGGGCGTATTTGTTGCGCTAGAAGCAAAAGAAGTCGTGCTTTTATTAGAAGCTTCTGCCACCATCAAAGGTGATATTTCTTCCATTTTTTTATCTTTTTGAGTATTTTTATTGTTTTTTGCCATTTTATTTAAATATTACACATAATTATACGATAAAACTTTAAAAAAGACAATTTATTTTATAATAAAAGGCTCAAAAGTTGATTGTTCTACTTCTTCTTTAATACTTGTTATATCAAAATAACATTTTAAAGCCCAATTAGCCAACATAAGCGCTGAATAATTGTCTTTTCTAGCTTTATTTGCAGAAGTGCTTCTTTTTAAATGTTGGGGAAGGTCAAAAGTTTGTGTCCCACGACTTGTGCTAGAATGTTCTACTAACGCGCATTGTTTTTTTGTCTGAGATATAAAATCGTCTTGATTTTCTATGAAATCTAACAGCGTCCAGTCTTTTTTATCTTCGCTTTTCATCAAATCTATTGGTGCGCCTTTATTTATTGCTTCATTAAAAAAGTCTTCATTTGCTCCAGTTTTACTAGCGAACCATATCTTCTTATAATCTATGCACGCTTGGAGATATTCGTTGCCTTTTCGAACAAAGTTGCTAGTAAAAACTTGATTGAATGCAATTTTTTTGTCTTCTAGATTATATTTTTTTCTGACATTACGAATCATTAGTTCATAATCTATTCCTTCTAGATCTGAATCTATATCTAAAGTTTTTATTTCTAACTTTTGTTTTTTAAATAATTCAGATTGATTACATGCAGAAAGAAAAACATCTGCACCAGCATTATCAATAATCATTAAAACAATATTAAAATTTGTTAGAACATAATATAAATAAGCTACATGATTTTTTAAATTACCTAATCCAGCATAAGTGTGCACTAAAATACCTTGTTTCTTGTCCTCGTCTATTTCTAATATTGCCATAGCGAAATAATCTGCATTTGGACTATCGCTCATATTTGGATCAATTCCTAAGATGTATTTTTTTGTTGGATCTCCTTTTAAAAGAGTATGAGGTTTTTCGTTAAATTTTAAAGTACAATCCTCCATCTTTTTTGCATTAAAATAACTGTCGCTTCCGTCTGTAAATCTAGCGCAATATTCACGCAAAAAACTACTGTGACTAGCTCCACCATTTTGAGCTTCTTCAATAATTGTTTTGTCAATCATTTCTTCTGGAAGAGCTTCGTAACTTATTTGGCTGACAAAATAAGTAGCCTCTCCTTTCTCATTATTAATAATCTTTTGAGTCCATTCGTTATAAGTCTTATAAAGATTCTCAAAAGTGAAACCAGCAGAAGAAAAAGCTAACATCTTGCTTGTATTTTCGAAGATCATCCTATCTTCCTCTTTTATTAAGCCTTCAGATATTAACTTATCTTCCATTTCCCTTATTTCCATTCTTTCTTTAATATTCTGTGGGGCCACAAGAAATGGCATTAAAACATTTTTAATAATTTCTTCAGGTAGCAATAAAAATTCATCAAGGACAAGTATATTCGCGCGAAATCCTCGAATTTTTTCTCCATTCAATGGAATTGCCACAATACTTCCTCCATTAATTTGCCATTCAAATTGATCGTTTCTTTTAGCTTTTGCGCCAAAACATTGAGCTAATAATTCTGCCCCAGGACTTTGAACAATTTTTTCAAGATTATTAAATATAAATCTTGCGGTTCTAAAAGTCGGACCAGCAATAAGGATTTTCGTATTTGGCTCAAATATACACTGAAGAAAACAAAAAACTGCTGCCATAAAACTTTTCCCGCATCCTCGACCAAATACGCACATATTAAAATTACGATTAAAAAAGGCTTTTAGATGTATTTCTTGATACGGAGCTAGTTTGACTCCACTAATAAGTTCTGTAGTAAATCCTATATTTGCTCTCAAAAATTTAGCTAATGTAATTTTAGCTTCTTTATCATTAAGAAATCCTTTAAGTTCAAATAACTCTTTATTTACATCCTTTACTTCTCTAATGTATTTGTTTGGGCAATCTATCATAGCAGATTCATGTCATAAGCCAATTGAAGGTCTATTTTTTTATAAAAACATTTACTAGCAAAAATAGATTCTATAACGCGCTTCATCTCCCCTCTTCCATTTACAAATAAAAATTGTAAATTACTATACTCTTGCAATAAATTTCTTGTATTGTGAAAAATAAATTCTGGTGTTGCTTTTATTTTTTTGCTGACATGCGGAAGATACGGAAAGCTTAAAGCATTTGAGAGTTTTTCTTCTACAATGACTACTAAATAGGCGCCTTCTTGCTTGGCTTTTAATATTTCATTATTGAATCTATCTAAGTTTCCGCTACTTAAAGTGCTGATAAAATCATTTAGATTTTTTCTTTCTATGTAGCAATTGCAATTATCATTGCTACAAGTATAGTCTCCATATGGTAAAGTTTTAATTTCAAATGGCACATTAAATTTCAACCAATTTTGCTCTCTTGTGTCTACATATATTTGATCTCTTAAAGACAACTTATTTTTAAATTGATGTGAAATATTATTCGGATGTATAAACTTATTCTCTAATCCTACTGAAGAGCATAAATCGTAGTAGTCATTAAAAATTTTATTATAAAAAATTATTGAGGGACTCATGATTGTTCGGAGCTCTACTTGCGAAGGAGAAAAAATTATATTTTTATCTTTTTTTCTTTTAATAAGAATATCCTTGCAATAAATTTGCGCCTGTTCTAAAGGTTGCATTTTTAACCATTTTTTCATATTATTCTTGTCGTTAAAATCACTGCCAAAATATTGATCTTTTGATTTAAAATTTATCACTTCTCCTGTCAAAAGGTCTTTTTTTGGATAATACTTATGATAATATTTTTCTTTATTCAATCCATAGCTTCTCAGGGCAAGATGAAGAGCTTTTTCATCTTTAAATTCCTTACCGTCAACTTGACACATCACACTCATCCGTTCAAAATCTCGTCTTTAGAAATTCCCAAAATCTTGCATTTGACTTCGTCCATAGAGGATAATCTATCGATTTCTTTTTCTATTACTTGTTTTCTAATTTCTGCCATTTTAATTAATTTTTGTCTGCTTTCTTCTTCTTTCCACATTTGAACAAGATTAATAATAGAAGCAGTTTCTTTTACCTGTTTGCTTAATCTTTCGCTTCTTTTTACTTTAAGATCATTTAAAAGTTTTTGTTGACGATTTACGCAATCATTGTATTCTTTTCGAGCCGTATTGCTAGCCTCTACTAATGTCATAGGAATTTTTCCATCTTCTTGTATCGCCAGATCTATTTGATTTTGAAGTACATTAATTGTTTGCTGTATATTAGAAGATATAACAACTTCTGTTGAAAGCACAATGTATTGATCAACTTCTTCTTGGGTTAAATCATTTTTATCATAAGTATAACGAACAAAACTACTTTCAAAAAGCTCTCTGTCTCTTTCATCGTCATAAAGATTAATTTGATGAATAAATCTAAAAGTATTCATATACCCCGTCAAAGAGGCTATATCTCTCTTAACTTTATGCGTTATTTTATTCTTATCAATGCCATCTAAAATGTATCTATTGATCTTAGTTATTACTCTTTCTTCGCTTCTGGGTGGTCTATATTCGTCTGTGGCGATATTTTCATTCTCTGAATTGTTATATTTTATATTCGTTGGAATATTTTTCATATATTCTAAAACGCTTCTAGTTTCTTGAGATAAATTAGTAAGAAATTGATTTTTAAAAAGAATTTTCGCCATTTCTAATCCAGTCATAGTTTGACAATTATTGCTAATATATTCTTTTTGCTCATCATTTAAATCTATTAAACCTTTAGCTTTATATTCGTGACTTTTTCTTGGCTTAATTTGTCTGGAAGCAAGAAACTGTTTAACAGCTTTGCCCTCTTTGCTTCTACCATCTAAATCTTCTCTATTAAAAGCCAATTTAACTAGTTCTGATAAAGCTGGTGGATTATTTGGACGATTATTCCATTCTTCTAAGAGTTTAAGCTGTTGCTCTTCTGTCAAAATTAATATTTCTTCGTTCATATAATATCAATATCTCCATTATATAAATGTTTTTTTACTTTTAAAAGTATAGATTTTTTTAAATTTTTTATTTGCTTGTATCCAGCCGCTCTATTCTTTTCGCTTGTTCTATAGCCCATTAATAACGCTACTTGATCTTCGTTTTTTCCTTCTATATAAAGATACTTGTATATTTTCCATTCGATAGGCTTTAGTGTGCTCTCCATTTTAAAATGAATATTTTTAGCCGTCTGTTCTAAATTTAAATTTTGATTAGGTATATTATTGATCTCATTAACATAATTTTCTGTACTTAAGGTTAATTTTGTATCATGTGCATTTTTTTTGTTTTTTGCCCAATTAGCATATAATGGACACGCATTGCATTGACTGCCATATATCGCACATCCGTCTTCTCCTTCTGCCGCATTGCACTTTATACAGGGCCTAGCAAAATTGCTATAATTATTTCTTATTAAATTTTTAATTTGATTGCTAATAATTCTATTAATCCATGGCGCTAATGGTTTTGAGGAATCGTATAAATGCCATTTTCTATATATATGAAATCTAAGTATTTGCGAAACGTCATAAAAATCCATCCATGCAATTGCAGATAAATTCCACTTAGATTTTCTTTTTAAAATCTCTAAATTTATTTGTTCTATAGATTCTTCAAAAGATGGTTTACGGGGCATTTAATTTTAATGTTTTTTTGGACGAATAGCTTTTGATTCATTAGATATCTCTTCAAGAATTCTTTTCTTTTCTAATTTAGACATTTTTTTTCTAGAGCCTTTTTCTGATCTTTCTCTTCCTTGAGATGTGCCTGCAATATCCTTTATTTTATTTTTTGGAAGTTTTACTGAAGATACTTCGAAATCTAATCTTTTAATGTTATTTATTATTGACGCGTCTACATCTGAATCATCTTCGTCTTCAATAGCACCTATTTTTTCATAGATATTTTGCTTTTTTATTGCAACATCTGATTTTAAATTAATATTGTATTTAGAATCAAAACTCGCACCACAATGACTGCAAAATTTAGGTTTATTTAATGAATATTCTGTTGGAGAACCGCACTCAGAGCAATATATTTTAAGCATATATGTATTATATCACAAATATTTATTATATTCTAAATATTGTAATATTAAATTTTAAAATCAATCATTTGACCTTCACTATTTATTTCTTTTTTTATGGGTATTATCTTATCGTAAGCTAATTCTAGCTGAGGAAATTTGTTTTTTATTGAAGATATTACTTCTATCTGATCTTTTAATACGTCTTCATAATTAATTCGCATAGATTTTCTGGATTTTCTTGTATAAATTTAAGATATGAATTATCATAATCATCATATAGTTCTTTAAAACTACAATATAATTTGGGGCCAGATATTGAATTATAAATAATAAAATCTCTATCTAAATCTGTTTGAAATTCTTTCAGTAATTCTCCTCGGCCTATATGCTTAGTTTTCATGGCTCCTTGCCAACTTTCAAAATTTCTATTTTTTCTTTTTGCTTTTTTACTATTTTAAGATTAACTTTAGGGACAGTTTTTTTACAATAATAGAGTTTAAGCGTTGGGCCGATTCCGGAGAAGAAGCAGCTTTAAGCTCTGCAATATCTCGGGAACGAGATCTTACTTTACTTAGGCTCGAACGAGTTTTATTTACGCGGGGCGTCATTTATACCCCCATATTTAACTTCTTTCCCAGCTAATATAACTTGGGCTTACTCCCGAAACGCTAACAATTCCTGTATAAGCTTGATCAGAAAGACTACCACCATCACCAGCATTAGAAACTGAGTTTGCAGCTAATACAAAGTTAAATGAAGTATCGCTTGCATTTTGTCCGTATTTAATATATAAATTACCGGTGCTTAAATTTTGAATATAGAGCTCTTTTCTATTTGCATTTGCATTTAAAACTGCACCATTAGTAGATCCTGGAGTGCTGTTTGATATTGTGGAGCTTTTTTCTGTTTGCGCTGTCACTGTCCCCCAGTACCGCGAGGCCAGATTCGAATTGAATCCTTGTAAATAAACTTGCACCTCCCCATCTTCAGTTATTTGTAAGGGTATATTTGCATCATGTGGGGCACTAAATCCAAAAAGATTGGCCGTCACCGTGCCGCTTACAGGAACAGGATTATTCTCTTCATTTTTAATTTCTACTTCATTAATAACATTTAAATTGCCACCAGTAACATTAACATTAACTGTATTAACGCCTTTAAGAGAAACTCCTTCTGTTGCTATGCCTGAAAGATAATCTAAACTTTTTCCACCTAAATTTACACTATCCACAGAAGCATTTAAATCAAGTTGATTTGTATTCACCCCATTAGTTAGACTATGATGAATACCAGATATATAGTAAAAGACATCTCCGCTTACACTAATGTTATCAGTCAAATAATTTAAGTCTAATTGATTAACATTAATACTATTATTCTCTAAAATACCCTTTATTCCGGTAGTATATGGGATTAATCCATCCTTAATTAAAGACTCTAAATCGTCAATAGCTGTAAAATCAAACCCTTTATATCCTGTAAAGTCCGGTTCTTGTGTCCAAACCTGCATTACGTTTTTATTTAAGTCTGTTCGTTTTATATTTTCTAACATAAATATATATTTCGAATGTTTTACACTTTATAAGTGCTTTTGGAGAATTTTATTTTATAAAAAATATTCTTATTTAAGATCTTCAAATTTTTCAATTATATACCCCAAGATATTATTTCTCATAATATCTTCTGATCCGAATTTAAACGCATATATACCATGCTCTACGCTTTTCGCATCGTCAAAAAGATTATAAATCTTTTCAAAACCACTATTTTTTATATCTGATTGACGAATGTCGCCAATGAGTATTAATTTACTAAATCTACCCATTCTAGTTAAAATTAATAATAGATCATGCACGCTTAAATTTTGAGCCTCATCGCATATTATATAGCTAGCATTTATGCTTAACCCCCTCAAAAACCCTACTGGTAATCCTTTTACTCTTTCTTCTTTTAATAATCTTTCGACTTGCTGCTTTGGTAATAATTCATAAAGCTTATCCATAAGCGGTTGCAAATATGGATCTAACTTACTATGAAGATCTCCTTTAAGAAATCCGAGATTATAGCTAGAGCTTTCTACTGGATTGCGTATATAAAATATTTCACCAATTTTTTTATCGTTTAAAGCTTTTAAAGCGCAATTCACAGACAGTAAGCTTTTGGCTGTTCCTGCTGGACCTTTACAAAGAATAATTTTTGAATACTTATCTTGAATAAGATCTATAAATTTTTTTTGATTTTCGGTCCATTGTAATTCTTGAATAGTTAACAATCCTTCAATTTTATCTCTTTGAGGCACTACAGGGGACTTATCTTCTAGTTTGCGTTTATTTTTTTTTGACATTAACAATTGCAAATATTGTTACACATATTTTTTCTTAAAGTGTAAATTATTTTGAAATCTAAATGCTAATAAGTTTTAATCATATTATTGGATTTGGTAAAATGACGAGCCAAGATTTTGTTTATTCAAATCCTGAGGGTGTGTTAGAAAAGAAAGAAAATCCTGATGACGCCTTAAATAAAGGATGGATCCCTTGGAAGGGCAAATGGTATAATCATAGATCAGTAAGAATTAATTTAAAAAAATATTATCCAAGCAAAAGTGTAAAAAAAGATTTAAATAAAATTCAAGTAAATTTTAGTTCTATAAATAAATTAAAGAAAATAAATCTTGTTGAAGAAATGTATGATATATATTGCAAAAAAAATAATTTCATTAAAACTACTCCTATAGAAGAAATAATAAAAGAATCTAGTTGTTTTTTCGAATTCAAAAAAAATAACCAAATAAAGGGATATACATTTTGTACTTTATATAAAAAGTCTATGGTTAGTTCTGAGTTTATACAAGATTTTACATGTGATAATATATCTCTAGGCTCTATATCTCAATATTACGAATGTACTCAGGCAAAATTATTAGAAAGAGATTATGTATATATTTTAGGCGGATATGAGACAACTTGTCTTTATAAGTGTAATTTCCATGGTATGGAATGGTGGACTGGAAAAGAGTGGTCAACAGATATAGATTTATACAAAAAACTCTGCGAAAGAGATTCTAAAATAAAGATAGAAAATTATGATAACAATTTTTGAGCCATCCAACCAACTAGAAGTGAATACTCCAAAAGGAAAAGCTTCTGTTTGGCTAGTCACAGAATACGGATCAGAAACAGAAAAAATTTTTACTTGTATCATTAAGAATACTGGTGAAATTTGGGAATACCGACCCAAAGACATAAAAGTAATAGATAATATTACATTCGGTAGAATAACAAAAAAGGAATAGAAATGAAAAAAACAATAAATGTAACAAACAAAAATATTCTGCAGGGAGAAAAAACTAATCCTCAGAATTGTGCGATAGCAAGAGCAATCAAAGGCAACATAAAAGAAAAAATAAAAAATATTTCAGTTTTACCTTCTCATGTAACACTAGAAACAAATAAAAAACACTTAATTGCTGAAATGCCAAAAGAAGGAATAGACTTTATTAAAAGATTTGATAGAGGGCTAGCAGTCGCTGCCTTTAAATTAAAATTAAATTTTAAAGAAGGCTACAGCTTAACATCCTGATTTGATTTTAGATAAGGATCTGCAAGATCTGGATTGTGGTTCTTTTTTGTGCCGCGTTTATACGTTTGGTACTTAATAACATTCACAATCTTTTCTATGGGTGTCTCTTTTCTAATCTGTTCATCTGTAATTTTCGTGCTTTGCAAAATAATGGCATTATAGGCTAAAATTAAACTTATTGCTAATGGATCAAATACAATAACTATTAAAATTATAAATAATTTTGCTGCCGTTTCAATTTTTAAACCAAAAGCTTCTGCTACAAATTTAAATGTTCCGACCTCTCCTTTGGTATTGTCCGCCTCAAGCATTATAATCTCTTGCGTCGTTTGAGACGCTTTAGTTTCTAAATTTGAGAGCTCGGTTGTAACTATTTGTATTTGGTCAAAAAGATTCTTTATGTTTTGTTGTGAGCCTTCTATTATTTTATTGCGACTATCTAATAATTTAGCGTCTGTTACTTTTTCTGTTTTTTGACCGCTAAATAAACCACCGCCTGTTGTTTTAGTTGTAGTTACATCTTGCTTTGCTGCGGCATCTAAAGAGGTTTGATATGTTTTTTGTAATTCTATAAGATCTTTTAATTTACTTTTATTAAATTCTATTTGAGAAGTAAAAAAAACCTGTTGATTTTTAAAACTATTAATTTTTTCTACATTTAAATTATATTGAGAAAAATTTTTCTGAAATGCATCAGAAAGAAAACCAAATATACCTAAACTGGTAATAATCATAAGAATAGTAGATGCAATAATCATATATTTTTTAAGAATAGAATTAATCTCATTCCAGTATTTATACAAATAAGCCGTGCTTATTACTTTTCCTATCTCTAAAACAGAAGCCATTACAGCAACGCTCCAAAAACTTCCAGAAAATAAAAGAGCAATGCCTTTGATAGAAAAAAAAGCTGCACATCCGGCTAGACTAAATGCCGTAAATGCTAAAATATATTTAAACATTATTAAACTACTCCTGTTCCGCTACAGCAATCGCCAGCATGTGTTCCATCAGAAGCAGGTACCCAAACGCAATTTGGAATTTTCATTTTATCAAAAGTCCTAGGTGCATAAGGCGCTTTCCATATCCATCTCGCCACGACCACCACACCGTCAACCCGAGCGTAACTACAGTCTAATCCTGGTGATGCAACTCCAGGTTCGCAATACATACAATCGTATGGATTATCTTCTACGGTTCCTTGGTCTGGACAATTAGGATCTGCATTGTTTGCATCTGCTTTTGCTTGTAACTCTTGACAGACTTCCTTTGCCCTATTGAGCGCTTCCTGGCATAGGAGTTTTTCTGTCAAGCTATTAAATTTCGTTGATTGGTAATCACACTCCCAATCTGGCTGTGGTTGTGGTAGTCCATCACAAGGTGTACCACTTGGACTAGGACCAGGACCAGGCCCAGGCGATGGACTTGGACTTGGACTAGGCGATGGACTTGGACTTGGCGATGGACTTGGACTTGGACTAGGCGATGGACTTGGACTTGGACTAGGCGATGGACTTGGCGATGGACTTGGACTTGGCGATGGACTTGGCGATGGACTTGGACTAGGCGATGGACTTGGACAACCCCAAACGCACCCGCACTGATAGACACATATCATCGCGAACATATCTGTTGATTCCTTCAAATCCTCAAAATTATTCTTAACAAAGATTTTTGTGAAACGCATAGGTATTGGAAGTTACACGAAAAAAGTATCTATCAGAGAATTAAACTACTCCTGTTCCGCTACAGCAATCGCCAGCATGTGTTCCATCAGAAGCAGGTACCCAAACGCAATTTGGAATTTCCTCTACCCCAAAAGTCCTAGGTGAATGAGGCGGTTTCCACACCCATCTCGCCACGACCACCACACCGTCAATTATCGAGTAACTACAGTCTAATCCTGGTGATGCAACTCCAGGTTCGCAATAGTCACAATCGTATGGATTATCTTCTACGGTTCCTTGGTCTGGACAATTAGGATCTGCATTGTTTGCATCTGCTTTTGCTTCTAAATCTTCACAGACCAAACTTGCCTCGAAGAGTTCGAGAAGGCAATCAGTTTTATCTCCCTCCTCCTTATCACACTCCCAATCTGGCTGTGGTTCTGGTAGTCCATCACAAGGTGTACCACTTGGACCAGGACCAGGACCAGGACCAGGACCAGGACCAGGCGATGGACTTGGACTTGGACTAGGCGATGGACTTGGACTTGGCGATGGACTTGGACTTGGACTAGGCGATGGACTTGGACTTGGCGATGGACTTGGCGATGGACTTGGACTAGGCGATGGACTTGGACTAGGCGATGGACTTGGACTAGGCGATGGACTTGGACTTGGCGATGGACTTGGCGATGGACTTGGACTAGGCGATGGACTTGGACAACCCCAAACGCACCCGCAATTGATACATATCATCGGGAACATAAACTCGGTTGATTCCAAATCCTCAAAATTATTCTTAACAAAGATTTTTGTGAAACGCATAGGTATTGGAAATTACACGAAAAAAGTATCTATCAGAGAATTAAACTACTATATCACCCTTATTTTAAATATAAACTGTCCAAACGCTGTTAAGCATTTCTTCTGAAGGAATATATATTTGTCCATTTTGTGGCTCTAAAAATTTAATTTTAAGCTTGGTTGGTTCCGCTTCGTCTTCTAAATATATAATATTTGCTGCATGACCTCCTTTAACGCAGTCTTCTGCTCTTATGCCCAAGAAATTAACAACACCTATAGCTATTCCCTGAGCTTCACACTCTATTGAGTTAGCATAATAACCACAAGCAAAAAGCTTAAATGCATCTGCAAAATTATCGCAATCCCAATTATATTTCCATTTATGCAAATCTAATGTTTCTAGCCAAAGTCTAAATTTTGGATAAATATCTTTTTCAATTAAAGATTCGCTAGGCAAAAAATAACTTAAATCAGAGATCGTGAAGCATTTTGGCCTTAAGCCTCTCTCTATCCACGGAAAAGTTAATTTATTTCTCTCGACAATATTCACTCATCAAAGTTACACTTAACAGCCTTGTGAGATTTAAAAATATTTTTCTTATTATATCTTAATGTTTTATATAAATGATTATCTTTGCGTAATTTAACTTTATTTAAATCTAAGAATTTTATGCTAGAATTAACGTATTTTAATCTAACGTTTTGAGCCCCATTATATACAAACTCTTGCTCTATTTCTGTTTGAAAACTTTCTAAGGCATAATATATCATGTACAAACCTCCAAAAATAAAAGCTAAAAACAAAATCATTTTATTTAATATATAAATAATAATCAATATCAAAGTTCATGTTTATAGTTGATATTATTTTGAATGAGTAAAGTGAGTAATTGTGTATCTACCATTTCCAGAATAACGCTCTTGACTAATCATGCTAATTGGCTTTACTTGATGATCTAATTGACTTGGAAATATAAATAATCTATTAGATGCGTTTCCTAAAGTAAAATTAAACTCTGGTAAATAAAGCTCTCCTCCTGTAAATTTTCTTGGTTCTTTATACAAGTGTATCAAAACAGTATAATAACCATAATCATAATGAGGCTCATAGTAATCCTCATTTTCATAATAAGAAACTAGTGTATTAAAATTACTAATATTATCTCTCCAAGGCTTTAGCTGCCAACAAGAATTCGCAATCAAACTTCTGATGTCCTGGGCGTCGTATATTTTCCTGCTAAATTTTAATATATCAGATATATCTCTATTTGCATAAAGTTCGTCAAGAAATAAAGCTGCATTCTTCTTTAGAATCTTACCGTCTCCTGTTAAAGCAGATCCCGTTTTATTCGGGGGTCTTAACTTATCTTCGTAAGTCAAAAACTCTAATTCTTTCCATACTCTTTTTAATTCATATTCGCTAAAATAATTATGAATAATTACATGAGGAAATGGCGTTTGATAAATTTGAGGTTCCATATTAATTAATATTTAAGTTTATTTGGAAGATAATTTAAGCCTGGGTCTCGCGCTCCTTTTATTCTAGGACTTAGATGTTTGTTTGATAAATTGTACCGTATATTGACCATAGAGTTTTCTGGTCGCATACCAAAAATAATTGGTTTCAATAAATTCGGATTAGATATAAAAAGGCTTGCGCTTTGATCGTCTCTAAGAAGAACGATCTTCTGAAAAGATTGATCTATAGAATAAATTTTAATTTTATTTTGAGATAAAATATCCATCTGTATTGTAGATTTTTGTGGCCACTCTGAATACTTATTCTGTATCATAGGAGTATGCCAATAGTATTCATGCCATTCAACGGATAATTGATATTGTGCTCGCGCAAATAAACTTAAATTAAAAAATATTAAAAATCCTAGTATTTTAGTCATATAAAAATATTATATTCTATTTAAAATAAAGTCAAGAAAAAATAAGATATTATTTGCGATTATCTTTATGTGGGGGCCAATGGGCGACATTATTATTAATGCGCCAATATCTTTGCTCTATAATTTGAAAAGTTTTGTTATTCTCTAAGCAGTATTTTTCAATAGCTTTTTTTACTCCTGGAAATATAGTAGAATAATCATCTCCAAAAATAATACCATTGGGTTTTAGTAAATCAGAATAATTTTTTATATCAGTATATACTTCTTCGTATTCGTGGCATCCATCTATATAAATTAAATCTGCTGTAAGATTTATTTTCTTAAATTCTCTATAATAAAACGAGGAGGTATTTGGGCATGGTATTATATAATCTTCGCATTTTTCATGGACGATATTATTTAAAAATTTGTAATAAATTTGAGGGTAGCCATTTTTTAAATCATTTTCTTCTAGCTTCCAGCCGCCCAGAAAAGTATCAACGCAATATATTTTACATTTAATGTTATTTTTCTTTAAGATATTAGCCATATTGATTGCCGATTGGCCTTTCCAAGTTCCTACTTCTATGATTGTTTTGATCCTATCTTTTGCACTTAAAATAAGTTCTTCAAAAATTGAATGATTTCCTCCGCCATTCCATGAATCAGTTAAATCTTTCTCAAAAAATGGTAAATTTTTATATATATCTGTTTTCATTTAATAAATATTACACTAATAAATTTGAGGGTAGCTATTAGATGCGCCAGATATAGATATAAATACTAACCTATATATAAAAAGACCCTATAAAATAAAACCCCTTCGGATTTTTTAGCCTTCACAAAATAAACGCCTATATTAAATATAAATAATTTTTAAAATGGGTGGGTGTAATCTTATCTATAGAGGTATGAACAAGAAATTCGTTTTATTTGGATTATTTATATTTGTTATAGGCTACTGGTTAGGAATAGCTAATATACAAGTAAATTACTTTAGAAAGAGTAGTGGCGAATCTATCCTATACATATCAGGTAAAAATAGTTTTATTACTATAGATATAAGAGACAAAAAAACAAAACAAATATTATATCAAGAATAAATTAAATTGGCGGCAAAGTTGCATCATTATCACTAGGAATTTTGCCTAATTCAATGGCATCTCTATAAGAAGGCATTAGCTTTCTATATTGATCTAAAACATGTTGATAGTACTTGTTTTCTGTTTGACCAGCTAAACGATCTAATATAGCTTTACATTCTTCTAGTTTTAGTTGATTGACTTTTTTTGTTTTTTTTTATCTGTCATATGCTATAAAATACACTTATTTAATAGTATTGTCTATGATATCATCTATACCATTTCTATCTTTGTCTTTAAAAGCCTCTGGATCTCTTGCAAATACTTTTTCGGCCATCAAATAATCATCGGCATTCTCGTTTTCTATATAATCAATTGTATTTTTATTCCATTTAAATAATAGATAATAAGCCCCAGTTATTAATAAAACAACAGATAAAATAAAGAACAAAAAGAACATATGTACTATAAATTACACATATATATATAAAAAAATAGTTTTTATTATTGGGGAGACTGAAATTAGTGCCCCCTCGCCTGTTTTTAAAATAAAAACATCCTAATTTTTTCAAAAATGGGGGTATCTTTTTTACGATTCTTTCTAAGTCGTTGATAATCAATGAAATTTAACTGAAGAAAAATGCTCTGTGGCTCTTGACAGAAGCTATATCTGTGATACATTAGGGGTATGAAAGTTAAATTAAACATCAAGTTCGACATCAACGAAACCATCAAACGCCTCGAAGCTATCACCGCAGGATTCCAAGCCTCGGCACAACGCCTCGACAACATCGTGGCAGAGGCACAAGCCAAAAAGGATGAGGCTCATCAAAAGTATATGGGCGAGCCTATAAAATAACCCTTGACGAAACAACAACCAGAAAGCAAACTAGACCAAATGAAAAACCAAATCACAATCACAAAGCAAGCGTTCGGAAACACAACCGCTTTCCTCTTGGAAGGCTCACTTACCCAAATCGAGAACTTCTTTAACCAGATGTTTAATTGGGGTGCAACCTCTGGAGAGTTGCACGATATGGGCAACGGCAAAGCGTTCTACTTCTACGCTCAACCCGAAGCTATCCTTCACGCTCTGATGCGTGTCGCAATCGTCTCTCTCTCTAATAGTAAGCACGCCAAAGGAATGAAAGGTGGCGTGTTGCGTCTCGCACAAGAGAAAGCAAACCGCAAGTTTGAGAGCATCAAAGAGGGTCGCTTTCTTCACGCTTCTGCCTCGAATGATACCTACAACCTCGGAACAATCACAGCAGAGAAGCCTAGCGACTACTGCGGCGCAATCAGTAGCGGGAGAGACTAATGAATAACGAAGCAAAAATCATTTATATCAAACAAATCTTTTCGTCATCAAACAGCCCCATCTATGTGATAGTAGAAGGTAAAGACTATGACCGCTGAGATACTTGTTATAACTTTGACGCTACTAGGTGAAGCTAGAGGTGAAGGCTTTGAGGGTATGGCTGGCGTTGCATCAGTCATCCAGACACGAGCTATAGAACGCAAGCAAACAGCAACGCAGGTGTGTCTCGCCCCAAAACAATTCAGCTTCTGGAATGGTGGCGTGAGTGAGGCGAAGAAACAACAGCTCCTAAAGAATCCTCAAGCACACAACGCAATTCATCTTGCGAAACTTGTAGCAGAGAAGCGAATGCCCGATGTAGTGAATGGTGCAAATCATTATCACACTTTGCAAGTGTCGCCTAAATGGTCAAAAGGTCAGCCATTAGTTGCACTAATAAAGAACCATAAGTTCTACCGATTGTAAGTTGTTACCTATCAACGACTTACGCATGCAGGGAGGCGCTCTTTGTAAGTCCTTAATATGTAGATGCTTACAAACA